GTCTCCTTCTCTATATTACCACTTGCATTAACTCTCGTAGCAGCACTTGCACGAGTGAAAGTAAAATCACCATCACCGTTAGTAGGCTTCTGCGAATAGACCTTTGATGTTTTTGTTCCCGAAGGAATGAGTACAAGGCTGCTCTTATTGTAAATTGAACTCATATTATATAGTTGTTAATGCGATACACTCGCTATCAGTTAATGCCGTATCAAATTTCAAAAGCTGCTGGTATTTAGAACCGAATACATCTCCTTGTCCATCTTGAAGGCTTGAAGTCAGATATATTGTATCCCAATTTATTACCTTTGCATCTGCTCCGCTTGGCAATGTTCCTTGTGTTTTCTTTACACCATTAGCATAAATAATACCTTGATTACCTCTTTTTACTAAAGCAAACTTTGAATCGGTTTGGTTATTAAAAATTACTCCAAAATTAGTAGCGGCGCTTCCATTAAAATAGTATAACGAATTTGCGTAAATATGATAACTACCACCACCATCATAAGGATTTCCTGATGCACCAAAAACAAATTGAACATCAGCATACGCCGTTGTCGTGCCTCCGTTAATCAAACAAAAGTCTTTAGCTTCAAAGAATATGGTAAAATCAGTTGAAGTTGTAAGAGATGAATTTATACAAATATCACTGGACCTCGTAACCGCAGAACCCATAGTAGGTATGTAACTTGTAGGGTAACTTCCGACTTCAAGTTGTGCGCCCCAAAATGAGGCTGTAACAATAGAAGAAGATGCGGCAAGGAGCCAAATTTGCATTTGAGTACATCCCGCAGGTGTCGTGAATGTCCTTGTTATTCTTGACCAAGCCGTTCCCGATATTTGACTTGTAAAGTCATAGTATTCTATATTCGCTCCGTTGCTATTGTCATAAAATCTACCTTGTAAACCCGCACCGCTTTCTTTTTTTATGTAAAAACTAAAAGTATAAGTTGTACCTGCGGTTACTGTGACTGTTCTTTTTAAATCTAATCCCGTGTTATTAAAAACAACGCGACCTGCATTTTGAATACCTTGTGGAGATATAGTAGCATTAGATGTTAGTGTTCCGTTTGTTAAACTCCAATCTCCCAAGTATTCGCTATTGGGTACAATGTTTGAGCGTTGAGGCTCAAGTAAAAGAGAAGGACACGAAGCACCACCACTATAATCTAATCTCGGTAAGTCCTCTAATATACCACCTTGTGCAGTAGATGCTCCTGTTTCAATGTAAGGTGTAGCTACAAGACCTTGTTCTACTTGTGCCGATTGGATTAGGATGTTACCACTTGAGCCGCTTGTAGTTGATGGATTATCACTCGCTCCTATTTGCGTGTATCCTGTGGCGTTTCTATTTTGTGTAATAGAACATCTATACCATCCATTTCCTACTGATTCAATTTTAGCATCAATACAATCACTTGTTGTAGATGCAATAGTCCCATTTGATAAGTTAAACCAATTACCCGCTCCTGATAAAGTATAGTCACGAATACCTAAATAACCTACTGAATTGGCTTTAGCATAAACTGATGTAGTATATACACCACTCATACTTATTGAGCGGTATAACGATGAATTTGATGCGGTTGTTATATTTAATAACCAAGCATCATTTGAACCATCGTAACCACTTTGCCCACTCGTTACACTTGCATTAAATTTAGTCCAAGACCCATTGCTAAAATCATTAGAATAAGTCAAAAGATTCTCCCTACCCTTCTCAATAAGACCATTAACATCTACCCTTGTAGCAGCAAGATTTGAACCCCTACTAAAGGTGAAGTTACCCTTTGCAGGTGTACTCCCATCAGTACCATCATTGTTACCCGTAGCATCGGGATGTATAATACCATTGCCTAAAGGCTTTACAGTATCAAGTCTGCCATCCTTAACCAAGGACGGAACCATTATTAGACTCGCTAAATCTTTTAAACTACTCATACTAATAATGCATTTAATTCAGTTTCAACACAAGATAAAGATTCTACATTACCACCATCAGCACTTACTCTAATGTCGTAGTTAGCAGAATATAGTCTTGCATCAGTAATATCTGGTAATCCGTTTAAGGCTGTCTGTACACACGCAGGTGCTTCAAAGGTAAGTGAGTTAGCGTTAGCGTAAGTTGTGAGCGTAGCAGTGCTTGTACCGCTTAATGCTTCGTCAGCACTTAACTTATACCAAGCTTGTAATCCATTCTTTTCTGTAGTGGATACTTGCTCGTAAGTTTTCCACATCACGGAATTAATCTCATCGCTTGTTAAAGCGCGGTTCCATATTGCGAAATTTGCGAGGTTGCCGTTCCAAAAACGAGACGGCGCAACATCCGCTCTTGCTCCAATCCTTGCGTCAGTTGTGGTGTCTATTGTTTGGCTTGTGGTTGCGCTACCTACTTGTGAGCCGTCAACATATAATCGTTGTGTTGTGCCGTCGTATGTACCTACAACGCAAAACCATTTATTTGCGGTAAACGTTGCCGTTGTATCGTTTGTGTTTACTTGGTAATAAATTGTACCCCCCGATTGAGTAAATCGGATGCCGTCATTATTCGTGTCGCGATTGTCAAAAATATCCGTGTCCCCGCTCACTGAATCAGCATAAACCCACGTCGCTATCGTGTGCTTCGTATGGCTGAACGCGTTATCTAATTGGATAAAATCACTCGTCCCGTTGAATTCAGCCGAAGCATCAACAGGAAAAGTTAATTTAGGAGGGGTTAAGAATCTATTCGCCATAACAAGTCCATCCTTTACATAGGTTAATAATGTATTGCCCTTTGAAAGGACAGTATTTAGTAGTCCTAACATAGTTCATTACAGTGCTTTATAAGCCAATACCTTGCCCGATACGCAAGATACGCTATTAAATTTACCGTAGATGATAGTACCTTCACCGATACCAACAGCAGTTAATGCATCACCCACTTGTGTTGTAGTAGTCACTACAGCACCTTCAATCGCTTGGATAGCACGGAAGCTATCACCCGCAACAGAAGCCTCGCCAGCATCTAATAAACGGAACCCGTAATCTCCTGTAGCTGTTTGGTAGAAGTTTCCTTCTTTAACAATAGTTTCGTAAGCCATAATATATTATATAATTTTAATCGTGTAATTGTAAGAAGAATACCAATCCTTCTCCCTCTATAGAATTTACAACAGAACCGCTATAACCACCTCGTACATATAGGTAGTCCTTCTCTGTAGAAGGAGTCGTTACCGCATCCTTCATATATCCAGTTCCGCCGCTAATTAAGTAACCCATTAATCAAAAATGGTTTGGTCGCTAAACACCGCTTTATCATTGATTGCTAAAGAAGCAATACCACTTTCAGTATTTAGTGTTATATCAACAAAAGATTTATCCGATACTCCTGTACCGCTGTTAGCGTTATAGCTCATCGTTAAGCCATCCATCCATCCACTGATAGTCACAGTGTCGTTGTTGTGTAAAAGAACGCAGCAGATGTCTTCTCTGCGGCTCATAAGGTCTATTTGATTTACCTTATTATCTACAGCAGGAGTTTGGATAGTAATATCAGTAGCAACAACACCCAATCCATTAGAGGTGTTCTTGTTCTCTGTAAAAGTTGTAGTACCGTCCTTTGTGTTATGCTCAAAGGTTACGGTATTTAATGTGTCTACTTGAGTTACTTGAGTTTCATCCGTTGGATTAAAAGTAATCGTCAAGTCTTTTTGTAATAATAGGATAGCTTTCTTGATACCACCCGTAACTCTTTTGTTACAATTGATATCAATATCGCTTAAAAGAATAGAACAGTTGAAAGCCATATATTTTAAATAAAAAGGGGCGAGGTTTTCGCCTCACCCCCTTGTGTTAATTTACAAGATTGCTATTAAGCAGTTGCTGTATTAAACAAAGTTTCAGTGATGCTGTAAGACAATCCAGCTTCCTCACCAGTCAATGTTACTTGGAAACGGTTCTTTTCAGAACGACCAGTTCCAGAGTTGCCATCAATAGTAGAAACATATAGACCAAAATCTAAACCACATACGTGGTGAGTTCCAGCAGCAGTCTTAACGAAAGCTACTAATTCTGGTGCGCCATTAGACATTTGGTCTAAAGCAGTGATACGAGCAGCATCCATCTTTGGAAATTCTGCGGAGATAGTTGGAACAGTAGAAAAAGTTCCATCAGCGTTAGCGGTTTTAACTTCAGAGAATACAGAGAATCCATCTTTCAAGTTGAAAGAGAATTGAACCACATTAGAAGCAGCACCACTTGCAGCAGATACCACACGAGTAGCGGCGGTAGAGGTAAGGACAGCGATTGCAGCAGCACGCGATGAAACGTGAAGTTCTACAATACCACCAATACCTAAATCATCACATCCGTAAGTGATATCAGCAAGAGTTACATTACAAGCCATTTTTTATAGGGTATTAAAGGAAGGGCGCAAGGCCCTTCCGTTAGTTATTATTATGCGAAGTTCTTAGCGTAGACAATCTCTTCACCTTTCAAGTAAGAGAAACCTAACTTGAATTGTCCCCAAATCTTGTCAGAAGATAATTCAGCTTCGTACTTCATATCAATTGCACTAACGTCATTGTACTCATCAGTCAACATCACGATGTTCTGTGGAGCAGCAATCATAAATTCGTTAGCAGGCATTGAAGGGAAGTGAATAACTTCCATCCCGTAGTAGTTCGGTACACCACCTTCTACAACACCTTGTGGAGTAGTAGTGTAAAGACCAGCGATAGCGATTTGGTAGTGTTGCATAGCAGCAGTTCCCAAGAAGATAGCAGGTTTGAAATCACGGTCAGCATCTCCGTAAACAGCAGCCAACATAACGTCACTCATTGTTCCGTAAGCACCTTCCATTTTGTCAAGGATGTTAGCAGAAGTTAAAGCAGCGTTAGTGTCGTAATCTAATACAGCAGCGTCAGCAGCCATTTCAGTAGTCAATGCAGTACCTGCAACAGTCAATGCTTTTTCAGCAGACAATTTTGCGAAGTAGTCAAATACCCAGTCTTTAAAGTCAGCATCCATAGTTTCTGGATTGTTCTGACCTTTCTTCAAAAGAAGACCACGGTAAGAAGACTCAAGGACGTTCTTACAGTTTAAGAAAGACCACTTGTAAGTAGTTACAGTCATTTCTTTTTCTCCGATTGTAGCAGCAGAGTTGCCAGTAAAGACACAAAGGTCTGAACCGAAAGTTAATGTAGCGTCAAAGATTGGTACGTTTACTTTAGCTTTAACACCATCAATAAGGCGGAAACGGTTTAGTACCGCTGCCGATTTTACCATAGAGTCAATGAAGAGTTCTGGACGTCTGTCACCGTATGGTAGGTTTGATATTACTATACCCATTTTATTTTAATTTAAGAGGATTCGTTTAATTAATTTACAATAATTACTTGCGGTTAAAGAAGTTGTTAATCATATCTACCTTTTCAGAGGTGATACCATCAAAAACTACTGTCTTGTCTTCTACTGTTTCTTCAACCTCTTCAGCCTTCTGTTCAGCAGCAAATTGCTCCTCAACTTCAGCTTCGTTAGTTTCTTCTTCAGCAGTAAATTCTTCAGAGACTTCCTTGGCAACTTCTTCAGTAGCTTCGTACTTGTCATCCTTCATTTCGTCTTCCTCTTCCTCCTCTTTGTGTTCGGGAGTGTGAGTCATTTCTTCTTTCTCTTCATCTTTGTCTTCAGCCATCTCTTCTTGAGAGTCACCCATAGACGCGATGTGCTTTTGAATCATTTCAATGGCTTCCTTCAAATCAGAAACACCAGCAAACTTATCTTCAAAAGATGTCACAGCTTCAAGGAGCGAGTTGTTCTCGTTCTCCAAAGCCTCAATTCTTGCTTCGTACTTGTTAGTCATCGCCTCAAATTGAGCCTCCAATTTACCAAGTTCTTTGCCAAAACTAAATTCGTTCATTTGTTCTTCGTTATTAATTGTTGGTTTAATATCTGCCTTAATCTCAATAGAGAAACCATTTATCTCTCCATTTTCAATTGCAGTAAATAATTCGTCAGACTCAATCTTTGCCTTCACGAATACGGTTCCGTTTGGTAGCTTGTAACCATAGTCTACAGACTTATCGTTATCACTCTCTTTAGTCCAAACTTCAAGCATCACTACATCGTCAGTATCATTCTGATGGTTAATGCCAAATGCGTTAAATAGCCCTTCTTTAGAATACTTGTACATAATATCTTGGATTGTCTCCGCAGTGAATCGTACATAGTAGTATCCCATTTCGGGTGAGAAGCGTAGGATTTCCTTGTTAGGAATCATAATCGGTCCTACAACCTCTTTCTTCTTTTCATCAGCAAACATCTGTACCTTCTCTACTTCATTGAAGTGGATGAAGTCTTCCTCAATAGCAGGCTTATCTACAAGAGAAATCTTGTACATCCCTTGAGCGATGTCTTCTAATGTTATATCAAATAATGGTAATTTATCCATTCTTTTTTGCTTTTTTATGCCACTTTGGTAGCAGGTCATTATCTTGTACATACTTTGGATTAGACGGTCTTCCGTTCTTTACCAAGTACATAAATGCGTTTAGTCGGGCAAGTCCCCATTGTGTAGCACTTGTAACCTTTGGTGAGTGTCCTGTATTAAAAGCACCCATACCACGAAGTACAACACGCTTTGCAGCTCCCATACCCACCTTCTTATCGGGGTACTTCTCGTTGTAAGCGTCTACCTTATTCTTTATAGACTTAAGAACTTTCGCAGATAGCTTTCCGCCTTTTCCAACACCTTTAGGATTCTTGTTAGGAGTATCGCTATTAGGTGCTTTGGGAGATTTCTTAATGCTTCCATCCTTCCCTTGTGTAGCGTACTCATCCTTGACTTTACGGTCACCCCACGGGACGTCAGCCACATCAACACTTGCCTTAACTGTTCCGTTTCGTATGCTTTCAGCTTTTCTAATTGCCCAGTTAACACCGCTTGTTCCTCCCCAACCAAGCCAAGCCACATAGCCTCTATCTTTCCAAGGCGTGTCCTTATATTTAGGGTCAATCGCAGCATTCTTTCTATGGCGATTAAAAGCAGCCATTCTTGCAATAGTCTCATACGATAGTTTTCTTTTTGATGCTAATTGATTGGCACGAGTCCAACCTATATTAGTCATACCCTTAACTTCCTTACCATACTTCTTCTTCCACTCAAGAACTTTCTTGGCGTTGTTAGTAGCAGATTGTGGGTAGTCGTTGTATGTAGCCATCAAATTAATTTACAATTATTGTAATATCCCTTCTATAGTAATGTAAGCGTAATCGTTATAGACATTACCGCTTGCGCTTTTCACAAGTATCCCATTTGAAGTTGCTATTGTTGCTGAAAATGTTTTCAAAAAGAAATCTAATGTAGCTAATTCCGATGTGGGAACAACCATATCAAACTCTATGCGCGGGTTCTCACTTTGAAGTATTTTCTCTGAATCAGCAAATATATCATCATAAGTATCTGTTGTATCACCATTCTCATCTTCAAACATAAGATTCCATCCTGCTGTATTGTAATTGAATAGTCTTCCGTTAAAAGTTTGCTTTCCAAGGTCTATGTATATACGCTCTGTTTCGGTAATCATCTGACCACTCTGGTCATTACCCTTTAGCTTAATATGTGGTATTTTTAAGTTTGTATCTACGATAGGCTTATCTAAATAAGCAAACCTTAATCCTACATCTTTATTTTTCGTAAATATGTTTGGAGTAAAGCCAAGTTCCTTTTCGCTAAAAGCTCCGTTCTGAAAGTTTTGATTGCTATCCATATCTGAAGCATCATCGCCACAAACAGAACGATAGTATATAGACGATTTAAGGTCAATTTTAATTTCTACTATACCCTCTGGATTTAATTCTTGAACAGTAGAACCTATTGTTACTCCATCGTTATTTAAGTCATCAAAGTATAATCCGTAGTCCTTATTATTTATTTCAAGTAATTTTACTTTATCTCCACCATTACTTATCTTAATAGATTTTATATCATCTATAAGAGCGTTTATGTTTTGACTGCCAGACCTAACTACTGAAAGAGGGTCTACACGAAGGACGTGTATAGATGCACTTGAATCATATTCATAGAATAAACCACAATCAAATCTTTTCAGAAGTGCCGTTAGTATTTCAGACACATTGAGAGGACAGGTTTTGTTTATGGACTCACTAATAATAAACTCATCTGTAAGCTTATACAAAAGCGTATCAGCATTAGAGTTAAACTTAATATTTAATTCACCATAGTTCTCTATTCTTGTAACCAACTTTCTCAAGTCATTTACCCCAAACAATGCCAAATTATATGCCGTAGCTTCAGCAGGATTGTTTCCGTGATTAAAGGCTGTAGCATAGTTTATTTGTAGCTCACCATCAAAAGGCTCAATAAAGTAGTTTACACCATATCTACTTCCTCCGTTCACAAAAATCTCTTGGTCTTGAGGTATGTGTGCGTCAAAGTTTTCAAACAATAATGTATCATTAAATACCGTGTTATTCCCGAATATAACTCCAGAGCCACTTGTTTCTCCGTCTTCACATTTAAAATAATCAAATGGTGCTTGATTGCTGTTCTTTTTTGAATTCCCTTGTTGAACAGCTATCACATTACTCATATTAAGGATAATGTCATTGCCTGATGAATTTTCCATTGGTATTTTCTTTACCATAAATCCATCTTCGTATACACCTATATAGGCTTTGAACCTCATATTAGATGGAGATGAAAGTATTATCCCTTGGACTAATCCATCTTCTCCAGCAACAGGTATTTCTAATTTAGGCTGTTGAATATTAACCACTGTTCCTCCAGAATTTAACCTTATATCTGCGTTGAAAGAAACTTTAGGACAAAAGAACCCTCTGTTGCCATCACATATGAAATCATTGCTGTTCGGTGGTGTCTCTACACAAGGGTAGAATCCCATACGTTTTTCTGCGCCCCAATCTACTGTATTGTATAGTGGATTACCCTCGCTATCTGTACCGAAATTACCTTGCGTTTCAGAGTTCCCAAACCAATTAGTGTGGATTAACTTTGTGGTATTGTCTAATTTAACACAAGACTCCAATGACTGATTAGTACCCGACCAAGCAGGTGCTTGTCTAACAAAGAAGTTTCTTCTGTTTATGTTTTCTTTAGCAAGGAGCTGTGATGGTATAACCATATGCAACTTCTCCGCTTCAAAATTAGCAAACGCTGGGGTACTTGCATAAGCACCTAATTCAAATAGTTTTGAATCAACACGAAGAGGGAAAGCAGTAGAGCTTATATAAGATGCTAAATAAGTTAAAAATCCTTTTACAGAGAATACAGGCATAATACCCGTTCTGTCTATACCTGTTCCATACTCAAGAAACTGCCTTGCACCGTAACCAAACTTTCCATCAACATCATTACAGAAATCTATGTACGGGAATGACATAGGACGTGTATAGTCGGGGTTGGTATTTTTAATACCTGCCTCACCGCCACTTGCGGTGTTTGCACGGAATAGGTTAAGTGTTCTTCGCTGTGTGTAATAGCTATCGGTGTATAAATCTCCGAGTTTAGTATCCTTGATTGCAGCGATGTACTTTGATAGGTAATCTTTTAACTCTACTTCAATGTATGATTCAGAAGAATTATATTCAAAAGACATTACATTAAGTATACCTGCTATCTCTGTAGAAGAGGACCCGTAAACTGTAATCTTAAAATAAAAATCATCTTTAGGAAATTGATTAGTAGCAGATGTTACAGGCTCAAAGTTAAACCTATTAGAAGATTTATTATTTGCTGTTAGAGGTATACGAAGCTTTGTATAAAACGGCAGTTTTATTTTGCTGATATCTACACTATCATAGAAATCTAAATCGTATTCTAATTGCTGTTGTGGAAACAGGTCAACATCATAGTAACTATTCGCTATGTTGGTCCTGCTAATCTCTAACTTAAAATCCATACTATCGTGTTGCGATATTAAATTCTAATGATGACTTGAACTTGTTATTGAATACATCAAAATCATCACCTTCAAAGCCTACTCCGTAAGCTACATTATCACAAGTATCTACAAACACAACATCACTCGCTAACACAAGTTCTTTAGTTGACTTGTATTGAGTGTCTGTAAAGAACTGTCTGCGCTGTAACCCTATAATAAGCTTATAATCTATTGATGAGCTATAAGACTTGTATGCTTTAGAGAATAATCCTTTCTCTACTTCAGAAGATATTCTGTAAGAAGAAACATCGTTATACAATATATCAGCACCTGCGTCCCAGTGGCTTGATGTATTTGAGCCAAACGAAGAAGGCACATCTGAATATACTTCGTTATCAAACTGAAAGGTTCTTGTGCCAGCGTTTATACATATAGCATATACACCTTTAACATTATTGTATGGTATATACACTGCATCGTTTAGGAGAAAAGTACCTGTTGATATTGTAAACTGATTTGCAGTAGTTTTTGTAGCGGAAAAGTTTTCACCAGTATCTGGTCCGCTGTAAAATATATAGTCAGCCATAATTATATTCTGTCGTTTCTATCTCTAATTCTACGTTCTGTACTGTCAGTACGCAAGTCCTTGTCTGCAACATAAGCTCTTACAGGCTTGCTTACTCCTATAGCCGTTGAGGTAGTAGCCTCTGCAATAGCCTTTAGGTAATCTACACTTTC